GAAGGACATGTGGAGAACGCGGACTTGTTCGCTGACCACCTGGTGGTCGAACGTGACAGCAACGACCCGAGCCGGGTCAACGTGTTATTCCCGCCGGATTACATCAACGGCCTGCGCGTCTTCGCGCTGCTGAACCAGTTCCGCCTGCAGTACGACGCTGCGGCTTAACGCGCCCCCTTCACCCTCTAGCCCGCCGCGTGCGGGCTTTTTCATTCTGGAGCAAAGACCATGGGTCAAAAAGTTGCGGGTACCTGCTACGTCAAAGTAGACGGTGCGCAGTTGACCATCACCGGCGGCGCCGAAGCCCCGTTGTCGGATAAAAAGCGCGAGACGCTAGCGCCGGGCTTGTACAAGGAAGAAGAGCTGCCGGCGTACTTGAAGATGACCGCGGTGTATACACCGGACTTTCCGCGCAAAGCGCTGGTTGAAGGTAAGGATATGACCATTACCTGCGAGTTTGCGAACGGCACGGTTTATGTCCTGTCCGGTGCGTACCTGGTCAATGATCCGTCCTCGAAAGGCGAAGACGGTACCGTTGAGCTGCAATTCGACGGCATTAAAGGGGTATGGCAATGAGTAACGTAGTCAAGCTGCAGGTGGCCATTGAAGCCCACGGCGAACCGCTGAGCACCCTGACCTTGCGCCGTCCAACGACGACCGAAGCTCGGGCGATCAAGGTGCTGCCGTACAAAATCGGCAAGGACGAGGAGGTCTCCCTGGACCTGGACGCGGCGGCCAAGTACATCGCCGTGTGCGCCGGCATTCCGCCTTCCTCGGTCAATCAGCTGGACCTGGCCGACCTCAATGCGTTGAGCTGGGTGGTGGCGGGTTTTTTCATGAGTGCGGCGTCGACGCCCTCGACGACCTGACCGCCGTCGCCTATGACCTGGCCTGGTTCTGGAAGGTTGATCCCGACCAGATGCTGGCCAAGCCCCTGGACATGCTGCAGGAATCCCTGGAGCACGCGCAACGTATTAACAAACTCCAGCAGGTGCAGTGATGGCGGACAGGTTCCAGCTCAAGGCGTTGATCACGGGCGTCGACAAGCTGTCGCCGACCCTCAATGGGATCCGTAAAAACGTCTCGGTCTTTCGTAAGCAGCTGAACAGCTCGGGGCTGGGCAACATCGGCTTCAAGGATGTGCTTCAGGGCGGGGCCTTTGCGGCCCCATTCATTGCCGGCGCGAGGGCGGCGATTGAATTCGAGTCGTCCATGGCCGACGTGAAGAAGGTGGTGAATTTCGACACGCCGGAGCAGTTCCAGCAGATGAGCCAGGACATTCTAGGCCTGTCGGAGCAGCTGCCGATGGCAGCCAGCGGGATTGCCGCGATTGTCGCCGCCGGTGGTCAGGCGAACATTCCGCGTGAGGAGTTGAAGGGGTTTGCCACCGATGCGGTAAAAATGGGCATTGCCTTCGACCAAACGGCGGAACAGTCAGGAGCCATGATGGCGACCTGGCGCACCGCGTTTAAATTGACTCAAACCGACGTCGTGGGGTTGGCCGACAAGATCAACCTGTTGGGCACCCAGGGCGCGAAAACGGGCGAGATTTCCACCATCGTCACCGCGATTGGTCCCTTGGGGGCGGTGGCCGGTTTGGCCTCGGGGCAGATCGCCGCGTTGGGCGCGACCATGCTGGCGACTGGGGTGAAGCAGGACGTCGCTGCGACGGGGATCAAGAACTTCATGTTGGCCATGACCAAGGGGTCGTCGGCGACCGCTTCGCAGGCGAAGGCGTTTAAGTCGATTGGCATTGACTCTAAAGCGCTGTCGGTGGCCATGCAGAAGGACGCCCAAGGGGCGATTCTCGACTTGCTGAAGCGGGTGGGCAGCGTGAAGAAGTCGGCGCAGGCCGGGCTGTTGACGGAGCTGTTCGGCTCCGAGTCGGTGGGGGCGATTACGCCGCTGCTGACCAACCTGGACAAACTCACCAACAACCTGGTGATGGTGGGGGACAGCACGCAATACACCGGCTCGATGGAAAAGGAATACGCCGCGCGCTCGGCCACCACGGCCAACGCCATGCAGCTGTTGACCAACAAGGCCACCCGCTTGGGGATCACGGTAGGCGGGGCGTTGTTGCCGTCGTTTAATGAGTTTATGGATCAGATCGGCCCGCTCATTTCGCAGATGTCCTCGCTGGCGGCTGAGCATCCGGGCGTGATCCGCGGCGTGTTGGGCGCGGCGGTGGCCTTCGGTGTGCTGCGGTTGGCAGTGATGGGCGCAACGGTCGCGACCAAGGTTCTCAGCGCTGTCACCGCGATGTCGCCGATGGGCCTGATCGTACGCGGTATCGCCCTGGCGGCTGGCTTGTTGATTGCCAACTGGTCCACCGTGGCCCCGTACTTTCAGGCGATCTGGGCCAAGATCCAAGGCCCGGCCATGGTGCTGTGGGGCTGGTTGAAGCAGGCGTTTGCCTACACGCCGATCCCGCTGATCATGGAAAACTGGGGACCGCTGACCGACCTGTTCAAGGCCTTGTGGGGGGTGTTGGTCGCCGTCTCGACGCCGGTGATGGACTTTCTCGGGCGCATGTTCGACTGGTCACCGCTGGGCCTGATCATCAAACACTGGGAGCCGATCACCGCCTGGTTCCAGAGCCTGTGGGCCAAGATCAAGCCGATCATCGAGCCGATGATGAAGTACTTCGGTGGCGGCGACGGCGGTGATGGCCTGATCCAAACCGCCACCAACCAGGCCAATGCGTTTGCCGAAGAGCAGCGCGTGCGCAATGCGGGGGCCGGTGGTGGTGACGGTTCCTTGCTGCAGGCGGGGGCCGTCGAGGGGGCGCAGCGTAATCAGCGCCAGATGAATAACGCCCTGGGCGTGCCCAGCACCGCCACCTTGTTGAGCCGGCCGAACCTGGCGGCGCAGTCGGGCAACTTGGTGACGCGGCCGAATCTGGCCGCGCAGTCGGGCAGCTTGTTGCAGCAGACGGCGGCCAATCAGGCGCAAAAAGTCGACGGTGAAATTAACGTCAACATCAACGGGGCGCCGGCCGGGACCACCGTGGAACAAGGCAAAACCAACCAGAGCGGGCTGAGCATCAAACCCCGCGTTGGCACTCGAACCATTGGCGTGATGAGGCCTCAGTAAATGGATAAGACTTGGCGCGATGCCATGTTGCCGGCGTCGTTTCGCGGGATCAGTTTCTTGATTCCGCAGACGTCGGTGCCGGTGGGCATGAAGGGGCCGCTGCACGAATTCCCGCAGCGCGACACGCCGTATTTTGAGCAGATGGGCAAGCAGGCCCAAGTGCATAAAATGACCGCATGGGTGGTCGGCGATGACTGCTTTGAACGGCGCGACAAGCTGATCGAGGCGCTGCAGACCCCCGGTGCTGGCGAGCTGGTGCATCCCTGGTTGGGGCGCCTGCAGGTCAAGGCCGGCGAGTGCGAGATGGGCCACGAACGCACCCAGGGCGGGATGGTGACGTTTGAGCTGACCTTCTATCCCGACCTGCCGCTGAGGTCGCCGGCGGGCAAGGTCAATACCCAGCAGCAGGTGGTGAAGTCTTCCAACAGCCTGCTGGCCTCCGCGCTGGGCCGTTACCAGTCGACGATGGCCACGGTCAACCAGGCCCGGCTCGGGCTGCTGCAACTGCGCAACAGCCTGTCCGGGGTGTACGGGGTGATCCAGCAGCAGTTCGCCCCGTTCGTGAGCGCCTTTTCGACGATCACCGGGTTTGCCCAGTCGCTGATGAACGCGCCGGGTTCGCTGTCGGCGCTGTTCTCCAGCTATTTCAGCAGTTTCTCCGGCGGCAACTTTTTCGGTGGTTCCAGTGCCGGCGGTGGCTCCAGTGGCGCCAGTGGCTCCAGTGGCGCCAGTGGCTTTATTGGCGGCGGTGGCTCCAGTGCCGGCGGGGGTTCGAGTGACGGCGCGGGCGGTGGCTATCGGGCGGCGCTGGCCGCGACCACGCAGCAAAGCCAGGCGGTCAGCGCGATTGATACGGTCAGCCCGCTGGGGGGCCGCGACACCGTGGCCGCCTCGCAGGCGACCGCGAACCTGGTGCAGGACGCGCTGCTGGTGCAGATTGGTTTGATCGTCAGTGAAATGCCGGTCAACCGTCAGCCGGTGTCGACGGAATCAACCCCCTCCGTCGAACAGCAGGCCCTACAGCCGCCGGTGCGCCCCGAGGTGCCGGTGGCGGATGACGTGCTGGAGCTGCGTGACAGCCTTAATGAGGCGATCTATACGGCCTCGCTCAAGGCCGACCCGACGCACTACCAGGCGCTCAACGACCACCGCCTGGCGCTGGTCAAGCACCTGACGGCGGTGGCCGCCTCGGGGGTGCGCCTGGTCGACGTGACCCCGCCCGAGACACTGTCGGCCCTGGTGCTGGCCTATCGGCGCTTCGGTGACGCCACCCGCGCGTCTGAGGTGGTGCAGCGCAATCGCATCCGTCATCCCGGTTTTGTGCCGGCGCTGCCGATCAAACTCGCCCAGAGGTAAACATGTCCGATGAACAAAACGCCGTCAGCCTCACGGTCGACGGTGTGGATTACTTCGGCTGGAAATCGGTGGAGATCACCGCCGGCCTGGAAGATCAGGCGCGCTCATTCAATCTCAGCCTCACCTGGAAATGGCCGGGGCAGCTCGAGCGCCGCCCCATTAGCGAGGGCGCCCAATGTCAGGTGCGCATCGGCGCTGACCTGGTGCTGACCGGCTGGGTGTTCGCCACGCCGATTGGCCACGACGACAAGCAGATCACCACCTCCGTCAGTGGACGCTCTTTGACGGCGGACCTGGTCGACTGCGCGGCGGTGAACCAGCCGGGGCAGTGGAGCAACCAAAGCGTGCTGGCCATCGTCAAGGCGCTGGCGGCGCCCTACAACATCAACGTCAGCAGTGAAATACCGGAAGGCAGCAAGCTCTCCGACCATACCATCGAGCCGGGCGAGACGGTGTTCGCCTCGATTGACCGGCTGCTGACCTTGTTCCGGGTGTTCTCCACCGACGATGCGCGCGGCATGGCGGTGTTGGCCAGTCCTGGCAGCGGCGGGCGCGCCTTCGATGCGCTCGAGGTCGGCAAGAACGTCAAGTCCGCCGACGCCGCGCTGGATTTCTCCGGGGTGTTTTCCGAGTACCAGGTGCTGGGGCAGAAGAGCGGCACCGATGACGAGTTTGGCGCCCAGGCGTCCGAGGTGTCGGCCACCCTGAGCGATGACCGGGTCAAGCGCCGGCGGGTGCAGATCATTCATGAGTCCGGGCAAATGACCAACGCGCTCGCCCAAGCGCGGGCCAACTGGGAGCGCGGCTCGCGCATGGGTAAAGCCCTGGCCACCACCTACACGGTGCAGGGCTGGCGCCAATCCAATGACCAGTTGTGGCGGCACAACACCATTGTCCGGGTGATCGATCCGATCATTGGTTTTGACCGTGACCTGTTGATTTCGCGCATCACCTACTCGCTGAGCGAGTCCGGCATGTTGACCAAGCTGGAGGTCGCACCGCCGGACAGCTTCGAGCCCGAGCCCAAGGATCCGCACAAGGCGCGCAAGGCGAAGAAGGGCGGCAAGGCCGACAACTTCGAGTACCTGCTTCCTGCTGACTACGAGAGCAAAAAATGAGCCTGAAAAGCATGCTGGTCCGCGGCACGGTGATCATGGCCGATGCCGCGCGCAAGCTTCAAACCCTGCAGCTGCGTCTCACCGCGGGGGAACTCAAGGACGGCGCCGAGCACTTCGAGGCGTATGGCTTTACCAGCCACCCGCTGGCCGGCGCCGAAGTGCTGACCGCGTTCCTCGGCGGCGACCGTTCGCATGCGGTGGTGCTGGTGGCCACGGATCGCCGCTACCGGATCAAGGAACTGAAGCCGGGCGAGGTGGCGATCTACAGTGACGAAGGCGACAAGGTGCATTTCAAGCGCGGGCGGGTGATCGAGATTGAAACCGTGACGCTCAAAGTCAAGGCCACGGAGTCGGTGAACTTCGATACGCCGCTGATCAAGACGACGGGGCGGTTCGAGTCGGACGGCGATCAAGTCGCCGGCGGCATCAGTCAGATCGAACATCTGCACGACGGCGTGAAACAGGGCACTGACCAGAGCGGTCCACCCGTGGGTGGTGGCGCATGATGCTCTTGGCAGAGCTGGAAGCCGACCTGACGCGGGCGGTGATCATCAGCCTCTACACCTGGCGCCGCGCCGGGCCCGACGATCCCGTCGACGACGAGGAATTGTTCGGCTGGTGGGGCGACAGCTTCCCGGCCATCGCCGATGACCGCATCGGCTCGCGCTTGTGGTTGTTGCGCCGGGTCAAGCTGACCGCGCAAACCCGCCGCGATGCCGAGTTTTACGCCCGCGAGGCGCTGCAGTGGCTGCTCGACGATGGCCATGTCATCGACCTCGAGGTCAGCAGTGAGCAGGTCGACATCAACCGCTTGAACCTGCTCATCACGCTGACGGTCGCCAGTGGTGAGCGGCTGAACATCAACCCTACTTCTGCCTGGCAGGTGATCTATGCCGTTTGAAACTCCCACCCTCCCGGTGTTGGTCGGTCGCACCCAAGCCGACCTGGCCGGCGATGCCTTGCGCCGTTCCGATGCGCAGGTGTTGGCCCGTGCGCACGCCGGTGTGGCCTATGGGTTGTATGGCTACCTGAACTGGATGGCCGATCAAATCCTGCCGGACTCGGCGGATGAGGAAACCCTGGAACGCGTCGCGGTGTTGCGCTTGAACAAGCCGCGCAAGCCGGCCCAGCCGGCCAGCGGCCCGGCCAGTTTTATGGCGGTGGCGGGGGCCTCTGTGCTCGATGTCAATACGGTGCTGCAGGCGGAGGATGGTCGCACCTACAAGGTGACCAGCGCGGTCACCCCGGTGGCCGGGCTCAACAGCGTCACGCTGGAGGCGGTGGACGCCGGCACCCTCGGCAATGCCGAGTCCGGCCTGGTGCTGACGTTGGTGCAGCCGGTGGCGGGGATCGCGAGCACGTTTACCGTGTTGGCCCCTGGCCTGGCCGGTGGGGTGGCCAAGGAGAGTGTCGAGGCGCTTCGGGCGCGGGTGGTCCGTTCGTACCGAGTGATTGCGCAGGGCGGTTCGGCGGATGACTACGAGACCTGGGCACTGGAAGTGCCGGGCGTCACCCGTGCCTGGTGCCGGCGTAACTACCTGGGGCCGGGCACCGTCGGGCTGTTCGTGATGCGGGATAAGGATGTCGTGCCCGTGCCGAATCCGGCGCAGTTGGCCGAGGTGAAAGCCTACATCGAGCCACTGCGCCCGGTGACGGCCGAGCTGTACGTCCTGGCGCCGGTGCTGCTGCCGGTGCTGTACAGCATCCGCGCGGTACCGGACACCACGGCGGTGCGTGCGGCCATCGAGACCCAGCTGCGCGATCTGCATCAGCGCGAAGCCGGTCTCGGCGACACGCTACTGATCACTCATATCCGCGCGGCCGTCAGTGGCGCCTCGGGTGAAACCGACCACCTGCTGACGGCGCCCGTGACGGACGTGGTTCCGGCGACCAATCAGCTGCTGACGTTTGGGGGTATCACATGGCTGTAGCGCGCACCGCTGAGCAATACCGTCAGCAGCTGCGCGGGCTGCTGCCGTCAGGGCCGGCCTGGGATCCCGAGCTGGTACCGGAGATCGAGCTGGTGTTGCAGGGGGTCGCCCTCGAGTTCTCGCGACTCGAAGGGCGGGCCGTGGACCTGCTGAATGAAATGGATCCGGCCGGCGTCAGTGAGCTGGTGCCGGATTGGGAGGCCGTGATGGGCTTGCCCGATCCGTGCCTGGGGTTGAACCCGGCGTTTGAAGATCGGCGTTTGGCGGTGCGCCGGCGATTGGTCGAGGTGGGGGGGCAGAGCCGCGCTTACTTCCTGGCCATCGCCGTCAGCCAGGGTTACCCGAACGCGACCATCACCGAGCACCGAGCGCCCCGTATGGGGCGTTCGCGTTTTGGGGCGGCGCGCTTCGGCACCTGGAACGCGCAGTTCATGTGGACGCTCAACACCGGCAGCCGGCAGAAGAAAGGGCGGCGCTTTGGCGTCAGCTACTGGGGCGAGCGTTTCGGCGCCAATCCCGGTAACGCCATTGAGTGCCTGATCAACCGCACCGCACCGGCGCACACCGTCGTGCACATCAATTTTGACTAAGGGGAAACACCGTGGATTATCCAAAAAGCCTCCCGAGTGTCGGGCTGGTCGGCGGCAAGTTTGTCGATGAGGACGCCGTCGCCGGGACACCGGGATCCTTGATCCCTGCACTGTGGGGCAATGCCGTCACCGATGAACTCCTGGCGCTCATCGCCGCGAGCGGATTGGTGCCTGATGAAAACGACAACACCCAGCTGGCGGCGGCCATCAACAAGATCGCGCAGAAAGGCCAGGTCGTTTATGCGCTGGACACCGGGGTCGCGAACGTTTACGCGGCAAGTTTTACGCCGGCGATCACCGCCCTGGTTGACGGCATGGTGCTGAAGGTCAAAGCGAAAACCGCGAATACCGGCTCCTGCACGTTTAACCCGAACGGCCTGGGGGCCAAGTCAATTGTTGGCGGGGGTCACGCTGTGCTGCAGGGCGGTGAGATCATTGCCAATAGTGACGTGTGGCTGCAGTACAACACCTCCATCGGTGGCGGCTCCTGGATCCTGGTCGATAGCACAGGCGGCGCCCTGCCACTGGCACCGGCCACGAGAAGTTCGCACGCGATACAGGTAGCCCAGGTTCAAGCCGGGACCGGTCTGTATGCCGCTGATACCGCTTCTGGCAACGTCTATTCGGTGAACTATGCGCCGGCCATTCTCGCGCTGACCGATGGCATGACGCTGAACTTTAAAGCGTCGACGTCGAACACCGGACCCAGCACGTTTTCGCCGAGTGGCCTGGCCGCCAAAGCCATCGTGGGCTTGGCGAACGCGCCGCTGCAGGGCGGGGAGATTTTCGCGACGGGCACCTGCACGGTGGTCTACTCCTTGATCCAGGATAAGTGGGTGCTGGTCAGTTGTTCGGGGGGCGCTACGCAAGTCGCCCCAGCCACCCAAAGCCAGCACGCGGTGCCACTGGGTCAGGTCTCCGGCCTTATATCCGGCAATGTCACCAGTATTAGCGCGGATACCACGCTGACATCGGCACAGAATGGACTGGTCATTATCGATGCCACCGCGGCGCCCCGGACGATCACCCTGCCCACGGCCAACGCCGCCCTGGGTGTGAAGGACTACATTGTTCGCCGTGCGGATAACGGCGGTAACCGCCTGGTCGTCCAAGCGTCCGGGACTGACAAAATCAAGTTCCATACGCACTTGAATGCGGCCGGTTATCCCTTCCTGGTCCTTATGGGCGCGGGGGACTGGTGGCATTTGCGCAGCGATAGTGCGGGCAGTTGGTGGCCTATTGGCCGTTATGACAATACCCCGCTGGGGCGCCCGGCGTTTGAAACCACCACGGCGTTCCAGCCCGGCGGCTGGGCTGGTAACAACAACCTCTACAACCGTGCGGAATGGCCGTGGGTGTGGGACCACGCGCAAGCGTCGGGCATGCTCACCACCGAAGCCCTGCGCGCCGGTAAAGAGGGTATGTGGACCTCGGGCGATGGTGTCAGCACGTTCCGTAGCCCCGATCTCCGTGGTTGGTTCCTGCGCCCGCTGGACGAGTCGGCCGGGCTCGATGCGGGTCGTGTGGGGGGTAGCTCGCAGACTGACGATAACAAGGCGCACAACCACTCGCTTTCTGGCGCTGGTGGCTACGGCACCACGATGCAAGGCGGCGGCACCAACAACTACGCGCTGTGGACGGCGGGCTCGACCGGGTCGAGTGGCGGCGCTGAGGCGCGCCCGAAAAACATTGCCCTTCCCAATCGATTTAAAATGATCTGAGGTAGCCATGAGCGAAATGTACAAAACGGTTTACATGGCCGACCTGGCCGGCGGTCTGCTCCCTTGCCTGTTGAGTGTGGTACCGGGGATCGGCTTCCAGCCGCCAGAGGGCGCCATCGACCTGGGCTATGAACTGGCGGCGCCGGCCGAGGGTTTCGCCTGGACGCTGCTGGCCGGTGAACCGGTGCAAGTGCGCGACTATCGCGGGACGGTCTACAGCACCGCCACGGGGGCGGCGCAAGCGCTTGAGGTGTTGGGTGATCTGCCCGAAGGCGTGACGGTGTTGAAGTGGCCAGGCCCCTTTCATGTCTGGCTGAATGGCGCCTGGCAGCTTGATCAGGCGGCCCAACAGGCCGCCCAGGCAGCCGAGACTGTCGCCGGGGTACTGATGGAGCGTGACAGCCGTTTGAGCATCGCCGCGCTGCGTATCGCGCCGCTGCAGGATGCGCAAGACCTGGGCGAGGCCACCTCGGCCGAGGAGGCCGCCCTGCTGAGCTGGAAGCGCTACCGGGTCGCGTTAAACCGGGTCGAGCAGCAAGGCGGCTACCCGCACGTCATTGAATGGCCATCCCCGCCGAGCACCCCTGACACGCCATAGACGCCCCGTATTCACGGGGCGTTTTGTTTCTGGGTGTCGCTGAAAAAAACACCCGCTCTAAGCCCGCCGTTCGCGGGTTTTTTTGTCTGGAGAAAACCATGTCCATCACCCAGCAGCGCTTGCTGCAGATTCTCCCGAACGCCGGCGCCAAAGCCGGCGTTTTTGCACCTGTCCTCAATACGGCAATGCAGCGGTTCCAGATTGTCGGGGCCAAGCGTGTCGCTGCATTCATCGCCCAGATAGGTCATGAGTCTGGTCAACTGGTCTACGTCCGTGAGATTTGGGGGCCAACCTCAGCCCAGAAGGGCTACGAGGGGCGGGCCGACCTGGGCAATACCGTCGCGGGCGATGGCTTCAAGTATCGCGGCCGAGGCCTGATCCAGATCACCGGTAGGGCCAACTATGCGGCTTGCGGCGAAGCGCTGGGGTTGGATCTGATCAGCCAGCCGGAGTTGCTCGAGCAGCCGCAGTACGCCTGTTTGTCGGCTGCATGGTTCTGGGCGACCAAGGGGCTGAACACCCTGGCCGACGCCGATAAGTTCGAAACCATCACTCGTCGGATCAACGGAGGGCTCAATGGCCAAGCGGAGCGGCTGAAGTTGTGGGCAAAGGCGTTGGAAGTGGTGGCGTGATTCCGTTTGAATGGCGTGTCGTGTTCGCCCTGGTAAGCGAGGCGTGCTCGGAGGGCGAGGAGAAAGTGACGAATTGCTGAGGGGGGAATTTCCGTGGGGCAAAAATGGGGCAAACCGTACGCCAATCTATGCCATTTAATGCCAAGCGAACAAAAACACCGAGATGTCAATTAAGCCCTGCAGCCCTTTGTTTACGGGGCTGCAGGGCTTTTTTGCGTTAGTACTCCAGCACAATTGGCGTATGCCAAACATCGCACATTCTTGAGCGTCAATGCGGAAGGCCGCCAACAAGGTCTCCATACGCCCAAACAAGTGTTCCAAATATCGCCATGCTCACACCTAGAACAGATGCCATACCGTCAATTTTTGCTTGGCGATCAGCTTCGGCTTCTTCTGGTGTTTCTACTAAATTACCCAAGTCCTTGTTTGATTGACTTCTAAGCAATTCGGCGAGGCCCAGGCGCACCAAAGGTCGGAAGGTGAGCAATAGGCCAGCAATCGTAAGGATCGCTCCTGAGCGCCCAAACCAATGCCACTGATTTAACCAAGCGCTAGCAGCAACCGACACGAGCACAATCAGCGAGCTGGCAGTAACAAGGAATACAATACTTGAAAATAGTCGTCTCATTTGAGAGGGCTCGCATGATGCCTTACGTAGATGAAATATTGGCTTTAGCCAGCGTGATCATTTATGAGCGGGGGATTTTCGGCACGGTGCGGGGGGTGGTTCGAAAAGACTGA